AACGCCAAGCAATGGACGCTTCTACTTGGGCTTTGGTATATCAACAACAAGATGTATCAGAGAACGCATCCTTTGACCCAGTATGTGTTCGTGGTTCTATTGATGGTATGCGTAAGTCCGGTCCGTTAACTGCAGGCCACCCTGGACATCCACGAGATTTAAATGGCTTTAGTATTATCTGCGGTTTAGATCCTGCAATGATTGGCGATACTGCAGCTATCTGCTATGCCATTGACCGATCAACCAAGAAAAGGTATATCGTAGATGCTATTAAGATTAGCCGTCCGTCTCCAGCCGCTATCCGTAATCTTATTTTTGATTGGACATCCCTCTACGCTCCCTCAGAGTGGATTGTCGAAAAGAACGCCTTCCAATCTTTCTTAACACAAGACGAAGGTATCCGTCAACACTTAGCCTCTAAAGGTGTGCAGTTTAAAGAACACCATACTGGTAACAACAAATGGGATAGCGGATTCGGTGTAGCTTCTATGTCTACCCTATTTGGCACTAAGCAGTTTGATGGCAAGCACCATAGAGATAATTTAATACATTTGCCTAGCGATCAAACCGAGAACATCAAGGCTTTGATAGAGCAGTTAATTACTTGGACACCTACCACTAAGGGTAAGACCGATATGGTAATGGCTCTTTGGTTCTGTGAGATTAGAGCAAGAGAAATGATTAACTATGGTAACTACGCTACTCACCATATGAAGAACCCGTTCTTATCTCGCCACGAGATAGGTAAGCGAACAGTCATCAACTTAGATGAAGCCTTCGCAGAACAAAACAGAATGAAAATAATCTAAGGAGAAAACGATGGCAGCAGCTAAGAAAAAGTCTGGAGTAGAATCTCGCCGTTCAACGATGACTTCTGCAAGCGCTAAAGAAGCAGCATATGGTAAAAAAGAAGTAGTTTACGAAAAGCCCAAGAAGCCTGCCAAGGGTTCAGAAACTTACGAGTATGGTAACAAAAAGACTCGTAACACAAAGTTCTATAGTTCTTCATCAGATGCAGCAAGTGGCAAGATGGCAAAGACTTTAAAAAATATTGGTAAAGCAAAGGTAAAGAACCTTACTAATAAAGAAGCAGTTAATGCTACTGAAAATCCTAAAGCAAAAGGCAAGAACTTTAGCAAAGCAACAATTAGCAATGTCAATAAAGAAGCCTATGACCGCGTAGCAAAACGCGCTGCTGCTTCTGGTCTATCTGCAAAAGATGCAAAGAAGGCTATTGCATCCGGTATCCGCACAACATCTGCTGGTCTAAAGTCTGATCGCGATAAGGTTGCAATGCGTTTTAAGATGCAAGAAATGAAAAAGAAGAAAGCCGCTCAGAACAAAATCAAGAGAGGTTACTAATGCCAGCACCGTTAATAGGATTAGCAGTAGGAGCAGCCGCTCGACTTGTCGCAAAGAAAGTTGCAGGTAACGCTGTTAAAAAGGCAGTAACTAAAAAAGCAGTTGCTAAAACAGCGACAAAGGCTAACGCTCGTGCTCTTAAGGCTGCTCAAGGCAAATCACTTGCATCTCCAATTAAAAAAATTGAAGCAACAAAAAATGCTAAAGAACGTTTAGTAGCAAAAAATATAGCTAAGTCTAATATAAAAATTAATAAAACAAATCCAAAAAAGGCTTATGGAGATGCTGCTAAAGCAGCAGAGGATATGAAAGCACGTGATATTAAATTTGCTAAAAAACTTCCAAATACATACAACAAAAAAACTATGAAAAACGTGAAAAACGTAAAGTCTAAGTAAGGATAAACATTGCTATCAGTCAAAGAAGTAGACGCTAAAGTATCGCGTCTGAAATCGCGCTCTGCAGCGCGAGATCAGCGTATGCGCGATGTCCTTTCCGTGCGTCAGGGCGATATCTCTAAGGTATTCCCATCTATGTTCTCAGAGGAATATCCAAAGCCTCTAGTTGCAAACTTCATTGACGTAGCAGCACGTGACCTTGCAGAAGCTATGGCTCCACTGCCATCCTTTAACTGCTCAGCAACCAATATGGTTTCCGATGCGGCACGTAAGGCAGCAGATACTAGAACTCGTATTGCCAACTTCTATGTAACCAACTCTGATTTACAACTACAGATGTATACCGCAGCCGATTGGTATAACACCTACGGTATGTGTATTGGTATGGTTGAGATGGATTACGATGACAACAATCCTCGTATCCGTATGCTTAACCCATTTGGCGTTTACCCAGAGTTAGATCGCTATGGTCGCACCCTATCTTTAACACAGATAATTGTTACTGATGCCGAATCTTTAGCAGCGCAATACCCAGAGTATTACGACCAAATACTAGGTCGCAACCAGTATCAACTATCTTCCCCTTATATCTCAATGGTTCGCTACCACGATGCAGAACAAGACTTGCTTTATTTACCAGAGCGTAAGAATCTAGTTTTATCTCAAACTAAAAACGTTCTTAACAAATGTATGGCACGAACAGTTATGCGTTCATCTCTTGACGGTGAAGCACGTGGTCAGTTTGATGATGTGCTATCAGTGCAACTTGCACGTGCTCGTTTTGCTATCCTTCAGATTCAAGCTGCTGAAAAATCTATTCAAGCACCTATTGCTATTCCACAAGATGTGCAAGAGTTGGCCCTTGGCCCAGACTCTATTATGCGAACATCTAACCCGGCAGGTATCCGTCGAGTCCCACTAGAACTACCTGCAGGTGTATTCACAGAATCTGGTGTCCTAGAGCGTGAATTACGCCTTGGTGCTCGTTATCCTGAATCACGTTCAGGAAACATTGACGCATCCGTTGTTACAGGTCGCGGAGTGCAAGCGCTACAAGCTGGCTTTGATACACAAATTAAAGCAGCACAAGCACAGTTCGCAAGATTATTTACAGAACTTGCTAGTATCTGTTTTGAAGCAGACGAAAAAATCTTTGGCGGTATCCCTAAGACAATCAAGGGAAGCGATGATGGCACACCTTACGTGCTTAAATACATTCCTACTCGTGATATTAAGGGCGAGTATGGAGTAGATGTCCGTTACGGCATTATGTCCGGTATGGATCCTAACCGCGCAATCATTGCTTTACTACAAATGCGTTCAGACAAACTCGTATCACGCGACTATGTTCGTCGTGAAATTCCTATGGACCTTAACGTTACACAAGAGGAGCAACGTGTTGACATTGAAGAAATGCGCGATTCTTTGCGCGTTGCTGTTGCTCAGTATGCTCAGGCGATACCGGCTCTCGCGGCGCAAGGCCAAGACCCTAGCGAGATTATCGGGCGTATCGCATCTGTTATCCAAGGCCGTCAAAAGGGACAAGCCCTAGAAAACATTATTGAAAAAGCATTTGCCCCAGAACCACCTCCAACCCCAGAGATGCCACCTATGGCACCAGGTATGGAACAACAGATTCCAGCAGCAGGTGCGGCCCCCGCTCCTGCCTCGCAGCAACCTCCACAAGAACAAGCTGGTTCGGCCCCTGCTGCTGGTCAACGTCCCGATATAGCCCAACTACTCGCTGGTATCACCGGCGCAGCTTAAACGAGGGAGGTGTAAATATGAACAAAGGATCTCGTGCAGCAGCACCAATGGCTAAGCCAACTGAAGGTAAGAAGGATAACTCTAAGCCAGCAGGCGGCAAAGTGATGCAATCAATGATGCCAGCAGGACGCAAAGGAAACGCAGTTAAAAAAGGATAATGTTTTTACAAGGAGGGTGCTCTGGGTGATTAACGAAGATGACTATGTTCCTCGCCCAGTGCGCTTTCTTGACTTCATAGTAATAGGCGCAGGTTTTATACATAATTTAGCAAGATCATTTGAAACACTAACAGGTGAATTAATGGAGTTATCCATTTATCATTCAAACCAAAAGACCCAAGTCAATCGAGCTTGGGAAGATATGTCAGCAGATTTAGAAAATTTACAGGAGGACAAATAGTGAGTATGATGAACCCACTCGCAGGTCCAGCAGGTCCTGGCAAATACTCAACACGCACCGATAATTTACAAATGGGATCTACCGCTTATGGCGAAGGCAAAGAAACAGCCGCTATTAATACAGGCGCTCCTAAATCAAAAACACGTGGTATTGCAGACAATGTAGGTGGACGTCCAGTTTCTACTGTTGATGTCCCTCAAGAACCTGTAACTTCTTTATATGCTCCATCCGAACGTCCTAACGAACCAGTAACTAATGGTATTGATATGGGTGCTGGAGCTGGATCTTCTGCTCTTATGATGCA